CTCAGCCTGAACACCGACGCCCTGCAGACCGTGCTGCCCCGCGTGACGGAACCCGTGCTGGTCAAACCCGACTTTGACCTGATCGACCCCGTGGACCTGGTCAAGCTGGGTACGGAACTGGTGAGTTTTTTCGTGCCGAAGAAGGAGCGCAGCTAAAGCTCCCCGACCGGATTGAAGAGGCCATGGACGTGGTGGCCTTCTTCTTCCACTGGCCCCCGGCGGTCATGGACGCCATGGACCCCGCCGAGCTGATGCGCTGCCGTGAAAGCGCCATTGCCATCCACAACCGCCTCAACACCCCGGAGAAATAAGCAGTGGCCGACCAGAACATGCGCCTGCGCGTGGTCCTTGACCTGGTGGACAAGGCCATGGCCCCGCTCAAGCGTATCGGCCAGGGCAGCAAGGAAACCGCGGCCACCCTCAAGGCTGCGCGGGAACAGCTCAAACAGCTCAACACCCAGCAGGCGGCGCTGGGCAACTTCCAAAAGCAATCCCAGGCCCTGCGGGAAACCAGCAACCAGCTCAAGGTGCTGTCTCAAAACCTGCAGACCCTGCGTGCATCAGGTGTTGGCACTACGGCACAGATCAAGGCCAGCCAGCAGGCCGTCGAAAAGCAAACGGCCAAGTTCAAGGAACAGCAGGCCACCCTGCTCAAACTGCGTTCCAACCTCACCTCCCTGGGCATCACCAGCGTCAGCGAAGCGCAAAAGCGCATGGGCGCAGACGTCGCGGCCACCACAGCCCGCATCAAGGCGCAGACCGAATCGCTCAAGCGCCAGGGCGACCAGCAGCGCAAGCTGGCCCAGATCCAGCAGCAAGCGGCCAAGGGCGCGGCCATTGGCGGCGGCATGGCCGTGGCCGGCGCAGCTTCCATCTACGCCGGCAAGCAAGTGGCCCGCCCGGTGTCTGCGGCCATGGGTGCGTTTGCACCGCAGGAAAATGCCACCACCCAGCTCAAGGCCAGCATGATGAAGGCCGACGGGTCGGTGCCGGAAGAGTTTGAAAAGATCAACGACCTGGCCACCAAGCTGGGGGACCGCCTGCCCGGCACCACGGCGGACTTCATCGAAATGATGACCATGCTCCGCCGCCAGGGCCTGTCTGCCCAAAGCATCCTGGGCGGCACGGGCGAAGCCGCTGCCCTGCTGGGCGTGCAGCTGCAAATGCCCGTCACAGGGGCAGCAGAGTTCGCCGCCAAGATGCAGGACGCCACCCGCACCAGCGAAAAAGACATGCTGGGCCTGATGGACACCATCCAGCGCACCCACTACCTGGGCGTGGACAGCGGCAACATGCTCAACGGCTTCAGCAAGCTGTCCCCCATCATGTCCATCACGCGGCAGGAAGGGCTGGAATTCGCCAACAGCATGGCCCCGCTGCTGGTGATGATGGACCAGACCGGCATGGCCGGCGAATCCGCCGGCAACGCCATCCGCAAGGTGTTCCAGGGTGGCCTGGACACAAAGAAGCTCGACAAGGCCAACGACCTGCTGGGCGACGCCAAGGCAGGCTTCAAGCTGAAGTTCACAGGCGACAAAGGCGAATTCCTGGGCATGGACAACCTGTTCGCCCAGCTGGACAAGCTCAAAGGCCTGGGCGATAACGCCGTGCTCAAGACCTCGGTGATGAAGCAGCTCTTTGGCGATGACGCCGAAACCCTGCAAGTGCTCAACACCATGATGGACAAGGGCAAAGCCGGGTATGAAGAAATCGCCGCAAAGATGGGCGACCAGGCCGACCTGCAAAAGCGCGTGGATGAACAGCTGGGCACCTTCACCAATGTGGTGGAAGCCGCCCAAGGCTCTGCCACCAACGCCCTGGCCAGCATTGGCAAGGCCATGGCCCCGGATCTGAAAGATCTGGTCAACTGGCTGGGCGAAGCCAGCGGCAACTTCAACAAGTGGGTGCAGGAAAACCAGCAGTTGGTGCGCTGGCTGGGCATGGGCGCGCTGGCCCTGGCCGCCTTCCTGGCAGCCACGGGCGCTCTGCTCATCCCCCTGGGCCTGATCGTCGCCAAGGGCATGGCCTTGCGCTGGATGCTGGCCCAGATCGGCGTCACGTCCGGCCCGCTCACCCTGCTGCGCGGCATGTTCACCTGGGGCGCCAAGCTGCTGCCAGTGCTCATGCGCTTTGGCCCGGTGCTGCTGCGGTTTCTGGGGCCCATCGGCCTGCTCATTACCGCCGGCATGCTCATTTACCAGAACTGGGACACCATTGCGGCCGGCGGCCTGCGCCTGTGGACCGGCCTGGTCTCCGCGCTCAGCACCTTGTGGAATGGCATGGTCAGCATGGTGCAAAGCATCTTCGCCGGTGGCGTCAGTGCCTGGCTGCAGGCCCTGCTCAATTTCAGCCCGCTAGGGTTGCTGTGGTCCGCCATCACCACGGCGCTGGGTGCGCTGGGCATCCAGGTGCCGCAGCAATTCATGTCGCTGGGCGGCTTCATTGTGGATGGGCTGATTGGGGGCATCACCAACAAGCTGAGCGCCCTCAAAGACACCGTGGTGGGTGCCGCCACCGCCGTGGCCGGCTGGTTCAAGGAAAAGCTGGGCATTGCCAGCCCCTCCAAGGTGTTCACCGAATTCGGCGGGTGGATCAGCGAAGGCGCCGCCGTGGGCATGGAAAAAGGCCAGGCCGCCGTGCGCACTGCCGCCCTGGCCGTGGCAGGTGCCGCCCTGGTGCCCGTAGCCCAGGCAGACGGCCCGATTGTTGGCCCGGGCGGGCCAGACGGCGCAGGAGCCATGCCCATGGTCAGCCGCGGCACGCCCATGGCCCCCAGCCTGTCGGCCGCGCCGGCGGCGGGTGGCAGCGGCCCCATCAGCATCACCATCAACCCGGCCCCAGGCATGGATGCCCAGGCCATCGCCCGTGCCGTGGCTGCAGAGCTGGACAAGCGCGAACGCGCTGTCGGCGCCCGTCGCCGCAGCGGCCTGTATGACCAAAACTGACCCAGGCCCACCCACATGACCCAATCCATGCTCATGGCCCTGGGCCAGTTCGTTTTTGGACTGGACACCCTGGCCTATGAAGAATTCAAGCGCAGCAACACCTGGCGCCACCCCAGCACCAGCCGCGTAGGCGCCCGGGCGGCCCGCCAGTTTGTGGGCGTGGGGGACGACACCATCAGCCTCAGCGGCTGGGTGTCGCCCGAGCTATGTGGCACCTACGTCAGCGTGGCCGAACTGCGCGCCATGGGCGATAGCGGCCAGGCCTTTGCCGTGGTGGCCGGCACCGGTGAAGTGTTTGGCCAGTACGTGATCGAAAGCCTCAACGAAACCGGCACCCTGCACTTTCCAGACGGCACGCCCCGCCGCATCGCCTTTGACCTGCAACTCACCCGTGTGGACGACGAAGCCGGCGGCCAGCAGGTGGATGTGGACGAAACCGGCCAGTACGTGGCCGCCGGTGAGGAATAACCCAGCACCACCATGGTCGACCAGGAACGCTACCGCCACCCCGCCCCCACCTACCGCCTGGTGGTGGCCGGCAAAGACATCACCCCCACCGTCGATGCCCGGCTAATCAGCCTCACGCTCACCGAGGGGCGCGAGAACACCGCCGACCAGCTGGACCTGGAGCTGGACGACAGTGACGGACAACTCACTCTGCCCCGCAAGGAAGCCGAAATCGAAATTCAGCTTGGCTGGCAGGGCCAGCCGCTGATCGACAAAGGCACCTTTGTGGTGGACGAGGTAGAACACACCGGCGCCCCGGACAAGGTCACCATCCGCGCCCGTGCGGCGGACCTGGGTGGCGAGATCCGCAAACGTGCAGAAAAAAGCTGGCACAACACCACCTTGGGCGCCATCCTGGCCGAAGTGGCAAAGCGCAACAGCCTCAGCCACAAGGTGGATGCCAAGCTGGCCGCCACCAAGGTGGACCACGTGGACCAGACCAACGAAAGCGACATGCACTTTCTGACCCGCCTGGCGCGCAAGTACGACGCCGTGGCCACCGTCAAGAAAAAGCACCTGCTGTTCATGCCCATCAACGGCACCACCACCAGCAAGGGCGAAAGTCTGCCCACCATCCACATCACCCGGGCCAGCGGGGACCAGCACCGCTGGAGCAGCAGCACCCGTGAGGCATTCGACGGCGTGCGCGCCTGGTGGTCTGACCGCGTCAATGGCAAGCGCAAGGAAGTGATCGCCGGCGACAAAACCCGCAACGTCAAAACCTTGAAAGAAACCTACGCCAGCGAACAGGACGCCCTGACCGCAGCCCGCGCCGAACGCCAGCGCCTGGAACGCGGCATGGCCACGTTCGAGCTGACCCTTGCCCTGGGCCGGCCAGAACTGATGCCCCAAAGCCCTGTCCGCGTGACCGGCTTCAAGGAAGACATCGACGGCCAGGGTTGGCTGGTCAAAGAGGTGTGCCACACGCTGAACGACGGCGGCCTAGGCAGTAAGGTGCAGATGGAACGCGGAGCAGAGTGACGCGCTACTTCTCGCCTTGGTCAACCTGCTTCCGAAGGAAGTCTGGTATCTCCAGCGGCGGAAGATCCGCCTCCTCTGAAAGCTTCTCGGAATCGCGGTCGTCGTCGACCAGGACGACACCGCAAACCCCGCATATGAGTTTTCGCTTCTTTTTCGGAGCGTCTTCACGAGCCGGAGACATTGCAATGCTCCTTCACGCTGCCATTAC